TGCGCCTGTCGCGCTAGATGCTGCGGCATTTGCGGATGCTTCGGCTGCTACTGCATACTGTGAAACACCTGTTGCACTAGCGGCTGCATTGTTAGCACTTGTTAAAGCACTGGCTGCGCTAGTTGATGCGCTACTTGCACTTGTTGCTGCTTCGCCTGCTTTGTCAGTTGCTATTACAGCTTGTGCGGTTACTGCGGTTAACGTGGCATCTGTGTTGGAATCGCCAGCACCACCGTCCCCTCTAAAAATTGCCATGAATAGCTCCTAAGAAAACAAGAAATAAGAAAGGAGGGTTCCGAAGAACCCCCCAGTTACTACAGTTTACTTAACAGCTAGGTTAAAGCCTGCTTCTGGACGCATAACCTGACAACCGTACAGAGTATCAGCAGTGTAGAGAGTGCCTAAGAACTCCTGCTTGTACTGAGTCTGTGAACGAACAGCCTGCTGCTCTGCAAGAACACTGGTGTCCTTGTGGATTAGCTGGGCAGCACGTACCTTAACAGAATCAGTTGGGTCCATGATGGGGCAGTTAGTAGATACAAATACATCTACGCCATACAAGTTACCAATCTTACCTGTCTCAACAGACTTGCCATTAACAAAGTCAGTAGAAGTATAACGATCAATACCCATGATCTGATTACGCAGAGTAGGAGGTACGATAAAGCTACGACCATCCATAGGTACGTCTGCATCGTCCATCTTCTGAATCAAGTCACGGAAGATGTCATCAGAGAAAGCACCAATGTCTGCCTGACCGTCAATGTCAAATGGCTCCAAAACGCCAGTAGTAGTGTTGATCTGGAAAGAACCAGTGTTGACCCAGCTACTGCCGTTACCGTTACCAAACTTCTTACCTAGGTTAAAGAGGTCATCATCAACCTGCCTTGCCAAGCCGTAACCTGCATCACCAGTGTAGAACTGACGAAGAGAAGATAGAGCCTGTACTTCGGTAATGTCTTCAATCAAACGAGAGAACTCAAAGTGCTTGTCGATGTTGATCAAGACTTCGCTTTCTACGTTGCTCTGAATAGTAACAGCAGTCTGAGCTGCCTTAGCAGAGGCTGAACCACGAACAGGCTTAGGGACGTGAATAACATCGCCCTTCTTGCCAGTCATGCTCATCTTCTTTACAAGGTTAGCTAGAACTAGATTGCTCTGGTAAGCAGCAATTACTTCGTCACTCCAGATTTCTGGGATAAATTTAGCGGCTGAAGTATTGTCTACTGCTCCGCCCATGTTGGGATATACTGATGTAGCCATAACAAATTTCCTTTAAGAGAATAATTTAACGGACTCTCCCTTGGGCGTATGCTTGAGTAATCTCGTCACTCAATGCCATATACCTGTCAGGGTCTTCCTTCATAAGTTTAATAATGTCTGAACGTCTATAGATTTTACGCGACTTAGCTTCACTACTTCCTGTAGCTCCACCTGTGGAAGCGTTCTTAATTGCTTCCTTCCGTTGCGTCTTCTCTGTAGCTACCGTTTGACCGACTGCTTGTTGACGGTCTTTCCAATTCGTGAAAAGCTCATCAGCGGCTTCATGGTCATAACCTTGGTCTGCCTGTACAAAAAGCTGTGTCCGAATCTTTGAAGCCTTTATCCAATCAGCAAACTTAGAATCAGTCAGGATATCTTGCATGTCGGGATGACGTTGTTGCAATGCAGCCTGTGCTGAACTCTGCTTGTACTGTTGGGTTTGTGCTTCAGCCGCCTTAATTGACGGGTGATTCTTAATAGCCCTCTCGACTGCCTTGTCGGGATCAGAGAAAAAGTCTATGTCTTCTTCAGTTTCTGGGGTTGCTTTTGTTGTGTCGAGTTGTGTTTGAATGTAAGTGTCAACAACTGATCTTAGTTCCCCTACTTCTGAACTTTGACGACCTAGTAGCTTCTCAGCTTCCTGGTGCATCCGTACAATCTCTGCTGTACTCTTGTTCTTATACTTGTCGGGGATGTCATCTACTGGTTCAGCAGGAGTTTCCTGTTCAGGTTCCTGTGCCTCTATCTGACTGATCTCTGCTTCTTCTTCTTCTGTTTCCAAACGCTCGTCTAGTAGTGTAGCCATTATTAAACTCCGTGAGTAAACTCATTATGGAGGTGTATTATGTAGGGCTTCCCAGTATCAGGAGTTAGCCTTACGCTCTTGTTGCAGCTTCTGCGCCCTATTCCTTGTCCACTTTCTGGTAGCACCCATGAAATCTCCAGATATAGGGTCAAGCTTAGAACGCACTGCGCTTGTAATTCTTTTTGCTGTCTCCCCACACTCAGTGCAAGGGACTTGTGTAGCTTCAGAGTCGATGTATCGTTCCTGTGTGTGTCCTGCTACGCACCTGAACTCAAACAAAGCTCTCATTCTTCCTCTGCTTCTTGTTCCGCTTCTAAAGCGTCCTGCTCCGCTGTGTCTATCTGAGCTTCTAAGTTAAGCAGGTTAGCTATAACAGCGAGTTGTCCTTTGCGGAAGCGTAGGTCATCTCCGTCTTTAGTTAACTCTACTGATCCTATGTGAAGTGCGCTGTTTACTAAGTCTTCTAGTAGCTGCTTCCAACCATCTGAGGCAAACATACGTTTAAAATTGCGGTAATATATCTCTAGTTCTTTGTCTATCATACTGTTTCTCCGTTAGGACAGTTGTTATAAGTGTACGTTACCTAGAAAGTCTACCACATATTTGCCTAAATGTCAAGTTATTTCTTAGTTTTACTTGACTTCTGTGCTAATTTGTTGTATATGGCCCTTACTTTGGGCTTTTTTGCTTATTCTTCAAGACTCTAGCGCCTCTCTTGGGCAAGGGCATAGTAGTTTTCTTAGCATTCTTAACTGGCTTACTTCTATCGTACATAATTACTTCCTCGATTTAGCGCCTTTCGGGGCTTTGCTGTTGGCATTCTTAACATCCTCTTCTAGCGTAGCTATCTTCTTAAACAGTTCCTCAAACTTAGAGTTTACCTGTGCTACTACGTGTTCTAGTTCCTTTGCGCTTATCATTGTATAGGTAATCCTTGTGGTTGCTGCGGTGCTGCTTGAGTCACATTACCTTCCTTGACTGCTACTTCACGTTCCTTCAGCAACTGCTTAGAGATTTCAAGACGCTTTTGGAACTCTTTATCGTCCTGATCTCCTGATTGCAGGTTAGTAGTGATTGCTTTAATACGAGCAATCTCTGTTTCCTGTGGTATAGCCTGTGCTTCCACCTGCATCTTCTGCGATCTAGCAGCGGACTCTTGTGCTTGGCCGTTGAGTGCAGCGGATTGTGCAGCTTTAAACGCCATCTCTGCTTGTTGAGCAGCTTGTGCAGCCTGCTGCTGTGCTTGTTCAGCTTCAGGGTTAGGTGTGTTGGCTTGCTCTAGGGTAGCTATAAGCTCTTCACGGTTAGACAGGTTCATGTTGTCAATGATCGACATAACCAACTTAGGATACATAGGCGTGTCTGGAGACATAGTCTGTAGAAGCTGTACTAGCTGTGTAACTTCGTACTCACGGGCAATAATACCTAGTGAGCTAGAGGTATGGAACTTGTAGTCCGCTACTGGGTACATCTCAGGCTCAAACTGCATGTAGCGCCAAGCTGACTTAGTAACAAACGGGATGAGGAAGGACTCTTGGAAGTTAATCAAGGTACGCTTGTGGCGCTTAATGATAGCACCTAGCGACATAGAGATACCTGCTGCCGTAGCATCGCCATTAACTGACCCTGCAATACCTGCTGAGTCTATAGCACCTGTGGCAGTCTGTACCATCGTCTGTAGAGCCTGTGCCTGTGCAAAGGTAATCTGACTAACCTGACCAAAGTTAAAAGGCTGTAGGATTTCAGAGGGATTGCCGTTGGTTAAGATGGTCTTTCCTGGCTGTATAGAAGGTTTAGCCCCTCTAGGCATGCGTGAAGCGTCCATAGCCATCATTGGGTGGATGGTAAGGGCAAGAGCGTCTATCCTAGCGCGTAGTTCTGCGTCTAACGCCTTCTGAGAGTTATAACCTTTCTCACATACTCCTCTGCCCCAGAAGCGGCTAGGAACCACATCCCAAGGGAAATAGACTATAGGACGATCCTGCATCATGTAGGGGTTTGCTGCTGCTTTAAGGAGAGTACCACCGTTGCCAATAACAACAATAGCCTCTACGTAGTAGCTGTCATCGTCTTCTTGCTCTTCAGCAAACTCGACAACCTCTTCGTCTTCTGCTTCATCCTCTGCCATAGCTTTCTTGAGCAAGTGGCGTGGCACAAGGCCGTAGTACTTAGTCAGTCTGATCTTATCATCGTCATAGCGTGACAGGTCTTGATCTGGCTCTATGTCAAAGTCTGGAGATGCTACGCTAATGTCTACATCGCGGTATACACCAC